AACTGCTGCGCCTGTTTCAGCTAAGAAGCCGCTGATAACGCCATTCAGACCTTCGAGGCGGCTAACGTATTGCTCAACCGCTTGCGACTGCTGGTTATAGCCGTTGATTACTGAGTCGCGTTGCTGCTCAAGTGCTGAGCGCTCTTTGTCGATGCTTTCAAGCTTTAAATCAAGCTCAGTTTTCAAGCGGTCTTTTTCACGCCCTGCCGCTTCTTGCAGCTTGTTGAATGCGTTGCTTGCTGCATCTTTAGCTGCTGCCGCTGCGTTACGTGCTGCATCTGCTGCGGTGTTTTGCGCTGCTGCTAATTCGCGTTGCGCCAATGCTGCATCTTCTGCGGCAAAGATTGATTGAAGCAATCCGCGCAGTGATGCGTCAGTCGCTTCCAGCTCCATTTGGCGACGTACTGCCAGTGCTTCACTAGACTGTCCAAGCGCATCCATTAGGCGCAGTTCTAGGCTTGATTGCGATGCTTTCAGTGCCGCCGCTTTTGCTTCAGCCTCTTTGGTTGCCGCTTCCGCCGCTCGTTGCGCTGCGTCTGTTTGCGCTTCGATGGCTGACAGGTAGCTGTCCATCGTTGGCACTAACTGCATCAGTGCTGCGAACTGCGCTTGACCTGCTGCTGTGGTCAGGTCTAACGAGTCAACCATAGCTCTGAACTGGTCGCGGGTAGTCGGCACCGATGTATTCAGCTTTGCGAATTCTTCAGCAAGCTGTTGCTGCATTTTAACTTGCCTCTCAGTCTCACTATAAAACGATTGGTAATATTGGCTAGACAGAGCAGTAAGTTGGTCAAGTCCGCCAGCCAGCTCAACGATATTGGTTGCGGCAATCATTGCTGATTTGCCGGTCAAGTCAAAACCCAAGCCCAACGCTTTAGTGATTGAACTAACCGCGCCCATGTTCAGCGATAGGCGGTTAACGGTATCAATTGCGCCTTCACCCTCTTTCTGCAAGCCGCTAAGCGAATCACCGAAAACAGCGCTTACAAGGCTGTCAGTTGTTGATGATACCCATTGCTCAATGGAGGCTTGAATTTCAGCTTCTGACTTATCTTTGATGTTGATGTTTACGGATGCAGCAAAACCTTTAATGATTCCATCAGCGCCAGCAATGCCGAAAGCGTTTGCAGCAGTGCCAATGGCCGCAGTGATTTGGTCAAACGCAGCGTCAATAGATGAAGCATCGAAGTCTGATGTGGTTGTTCTGCGCTTAGTGCCACGAAATAGCGATTTTTTGCGACTTTCTTCCGTTGTGATGCCGCCTGAAATATCGCCACCGCCAAGACTCAATCCGAGACTTTGCGAATCAGTTTTAAATGATGTGCCAAACAGTCCGCCACCGGCCAGCTTGTTAATCCCCATCGCAGCAACAACAGCACCGGCAATGATAGGCATCGACATGCCAAGCCCTGCCATGATATTGCCAGAGCCGAACAAAGAGCCAGCACCCGAGAACATTGAGCCAATGGAGCCATTGGCGAGCAATCCACCAGCACCAGCTAAGCCACCGCCGAATGCGCCGCCTAAAGCTCCACCAGCAGAGATTAGCCCGCCACCCACGCCACCAAGCAAGCCTAAGCCGCTAGACACTCCGCCTAATCCGCCAGCACTCGCAGCTCCAGGCAACATGCCACCCATACCAAGGCTGACCATAATCGGCTTAGTTAATGCCATATGCGCCATCTCTGCCAGCATGCGCTTGAAGGCGTTTTTCATGCCGTCAACGACTGAATTCATGCCATCGAAAGCGTTCATAAAGGCATCGGCGAATGCTGACTCTACGCGCTCTGCTGCTTTTTCGCTTAGTGTTGCAACGGTCTCAACGCCTTTAGTTGTGGTTTCTTCCCACTCTAGCGCAGCCTCAATCTCTGATTCTTTGCGGCTGATGCGGTCTTTTTCGATTTCTTCTAATTCTTCTAACGCATCGAAGTGGTCTTGCGCTGCTTCCTCCATGTTTTTGAATGAAGCAACACCAATTTTGCCAACCTTCGCGGCAGTCTTGCCGTATTGCTCAAGCCGATCAACATTCTTATCAATCGCACTGGCGTTTTCGTCATAGGCTTTGCGTAACTGGTCAGCCGCTGTAATCTGGCTAGTGAATGAGTCAATCGACGCTTGTCGCTCATTCATGATTGCCTGCAAAGATGCCTGACGCGCTTGATTGATTGCGGTAAATTCAGCGGCTGGATCAAAGCCATTACTAAACGGATTAAGCGCATCTGCCGCCATTTTTCCGTAGACAACCATTCGGTCAACGTATGCCGCAACCTCAACAGTGACAACCTGCAAAAACGCCTTGATGTTTTCCGGCATATCGCGGAACGCTTCAACGATTAGCCGCGCAGTCTCTGACATATCCAACGACCAGTATTTACCTGCATCAGCAAACAAGCCGCCGATGTTATCCAGAATGCTGGCAACACCCGCACCGAAGTTGGTGAATTTCGATACCAGCGCATCAAGATAAGCGCCCATCTGACCAGAAGCTATCGCGTCAGTTAATGCCTGAATCGCTTCCGTTGCTGTGCGCACAGACGTTTCAATAACACTACCAGCGCCTTGCTTGCTAACCGTTAGGAATAAAGCATCCCACGAGTCTGACAGGTTGCTGATTGCACCGTCTAGCGTAGCCATACGGTTAGCCATGGCGCCAGCAAATTCGTTATTGCCAAGCCCCATTAAATACTTTTCAATCTCAGCAGCAGAATTGCCGACAGTGGTCGTGATGCCACGGAAGGTAAACGCAACTCTATCACCCTGCGCCGATGACTTGATGCCGAACTCTTTCAAGCGCTCAAACTCGCCCGTAGCAGCATCAGCAACAGCCTCGACCATCTGCGACAAGTCTTTACCCATCGCCGCCGCTGTGTTGCCGTATGACGTCAGCGCTTTCTCGGATGGGGTCAAGCCCATATTGACAAGCTGATTAAACGCCTTGGTCGCTTGCGCTAGGCTGTAAGGTGTCGATGTGGCAAAGTCTTGGATTGCTTTAAATGCTTGAGTGGCATTCTCTGCGCTACCCGTTGCGGTAATCAATCCGGCGTTTAAGACGTCAAATTCACGAGTGACAGCAACGATTTTATTGAGTGATGACAAGGCAGTTGCAGCAGTTGCGACAGCGCCAGCAACAACAGTGAAAGCCTTAGCCATGCCGCCGGATGAGGAGTTTAATGACTGCTCAGTCCTGCCGCCTTGCTTGGCTAGGTTGTCTAGCCCTTTTTCGGCTCGGTTAATGCCGGATGTGTCAGCCCTAAAGCCGATATTTGCCAAATCCATAAGATGCTCCGCAATGCGTTTTAGCTAGTATATCGCGGTTACGTGTAACCAGCCAATAAAAAAGCCCTCACATGGAGGGCTAGCTTTTTACGGAAGCTCTAACGGCTTGCTTCATCAGTTGGACTTGCTCTTTTTTGTGTATCGCTAGAGCTTCTTCGTCATCCGTCACAAATGGCGGCGGCATTTCTGGCTGTCTTGCTGCTGACAATGTTGATACGTATGCCCTGGATAGCTCGATTACAGTCTCACACTCCCAACTATCAAGCTCTGAACCGCTCAGCTCAATGTAGCTTTTAAGCTCTGACCAGCTTAGTGGTATTGCGCCATTAGCGCCGCTTGAACAAATGCCAACTTGCATCAGGTGCGACAACAGGTGGTCAGCGCCGCCAGCATCCGGCATTGTTCGGTAAATATGGTTTTCAGGTAGTGAATCAATCCGGCTTGCTCTGCTGTCTTTAGTATCTGGCACAGCATGTAACCATGCCAGATGTTGAACAAACAACAGTAGGTCGGATTTTAAGCCTTTAGGAAGCTTTCTTCCACCGCGATAAATTTGTCAATCTGAGTTTGGATTTCCAAGAAATCGAGGCAGAATTTGACAAAGTTTTCTTTTGTTAACGGGATTGCTTTGTCTTTTTCGTCGCTAAAGCCAGTCCAGTTGATAGCCATTTCAGCATACGCCTCGGCGTTTATTTTTCTAAGCTGCGCGGTCTCTTCACTGGTCAGGAGTGCGTCTGGCGTCTTATCATACTTTTTAAGTAACAAGCGACTTCTTGCGCGCATTTTCTGCAAAGCCGCCTTGCCGTCTTTAGACTTCGGGCCCTTAAATGTGATTGTCACAGGCGTCTCGCCGTCATACGCAAGCAAGCCAGTAGCAGGGACAATCAAATGCAGCGTCGAGCCTTCTTCTGCCATTGCGACAGAATCAAATACTTTAAAATTAAAAGCCATAAAAACCTCATCAAAGTTGCATCCAGAAAATTAAGTTGCCAGTGGTAGTGGATGAGGCTACCAGCCCACGTTTGGCTCTTTACTGGCTATTCAGTTTAACAAAAAACTGAAAAACAAACAATAAACAGTTTGACTTATCTGTCCGCATAATTAATTATGCTATAACTGAATCAAATGGAGATTAATCATGGTTAATTCAGAACTTGTGAAAGATTTATTTTTAGAGCTTTTGAGGTCGTACCACAACGGAATTGGCGTAACTCATGGGGCGCAGCCGCAGATAGATGTTGCTCATCATATTGCAAAAGAGGCTTATTTCATGGCGATCC